GGCGGCAAAGAAGTCAATGTCTTCCTTCAGTTTTAGACAGGAATACCTTGCTAGTTTCGAGGCCGCTGCGTCAGACCTATTTAAGGATGAATGGATTAAGTATGTTGATTCTGATGATCTGCCTGATGACGGTGCTTATTACATCGCTGTTGATTTGGCTGGCTTTGAAGATGTAAGCAAGCAGGCTGGCAACAAGAGGAAGAATCTTGATGAGTCTGCTATAGCTGTGGTTAAGGTTTGTCAAGATGGTTGGTTTGTAGATACTATAGTGGCGGGTCGATGGGATATCAAAGAAACAGCTTTAAAAATATTAGACACAGCAAAAAGTTACGATGTCAGATTAATAGGTATAGAGCGGGGAATGGCAAAGAATGCCGTACTCCCGTACCTACAAGACTTGATGAGAAGGAAGAACTATTTCTTGTCAGTGATAGATCTGACTCATGGCAACAAGAAGAAGACGGACCGTATAGTATGGGCTTTACAGGGTCGCTTCGAGCATGGAAGGATTAGTTTAGTTAGAGGCGAGTGGAACAAGCAGTTTGTGGATCAGCTTCTAAACTTCCCTAACCCACAGGTCCATGATGACTTAATTGATGCCTTAGCCTACATCGATCAGATCGGTATCACAGAGTTTGTAGGCGTACTGGATGAAGAAGAATACGAAGCCTTAGATGACATAAGTGGCTATTAGGAGCTAGTGTGGAAGAAGAATTTGAAGAAGAAGACATAGTAGATTACGAGGAACTAGAAGAAGTTGATCCATTTGGGGACACCACAGAGGACTAAACATGGCTGATTTTAAAGAAGATCCTATTTCTGAAGCAGATCGTGCTCTAGTTGAGTACGTTACTACTCACTGTGATCGCTGGCGTGAGTTCAAGGAAGTAAACTACGAGAAGAAGTGGGATGAGTATGAGCGTCTGTACTACGGTATCTGGTCGGATGAGGACAAGACCCGTGAGTCTGAGCGTTCTAAGATTGTGTCTCCTGCTATCCGTCAGGCGGTAGAGAACAAAACCTCAGAGATTATGGAGGCTACCACAGGTCGTGGTGAGTTCTTTGAGCTGCAAGACAATGCAATGGACGAGAATAATATGTCCGTTGATGTTGAGATGATTAAGTTACAACTCCACGAGGACATGAAGAAGACTAAGACCGATAAGGTTTGGTCTGAGGTGGATCGTAACGCTGAGGTCTATGGCCTTGGTATCGCTGAGATTCAGGTTAAGACACAGCTTGAGATGGTTCCTACCATGCAACCACTACCAGGTGGGCAAGGAGCAGCTATCGGTGTCACTGAGACAGAGCGTGTTATTGTTCCTACCAAGTCAATCCATCCTCGGAACTTCCTCTGGGACCCTAACTCAGACACGATTGATGATGCTTTGGGTGTGGCTGTTGAGGAATACACTAGCTTATTTAAGGTCGTACAAGGGATTGAGAATGGGGTCTATCGGAAGGTTAATATTGGTCCTGAGTATAGTGATAATAGTCTTGAGCCAACACAGTTGGATACACTCTATGAAGAAGATAAGGTCCGTATCCTCCGTTATTACGGCTTAGTTCCTCGTGAGTTCTTAGAGACTGTAGAGAATAATGGTGCTGAGGTAGCGGTTCTGTTCCCTGAAGACAGCCAAGCAGCAGACTACCAAGATCTGGTAGAGGCTGTAATCGTTATCGGTAACAACCAGTACCTACTGAAAGCTGAGGCTAATCCGTACATGATGAAGGATCGGCCTATTGTCACCTACACACCAGAGAAAGTCCCTGGTCGCTTAGTGGGTATCGGTACAGTTGAAAAGGGCTACAATATGCAAAAAGCTATTGACGCTCAACTCCGTAGTCATCTGGACTCTTTAGCACTGACTACGGCCCCTATGATGGCAGCAGACGCTACAAGGCTCCCTCGTGGTGTAAACTACAAGGTCCAGCCTGGAAAGACTTTGCTCACCAACGGTAATCCTAACGAGATCCTGTTCCCATTTAAGTTTGGATCTACGGACGCAGGCAACATCACCACCGCCCAGCAGTTTGAGGTGATGCTCCTTCAAGCTACAGGAACCCTAGATAGTCAGGCGATGACCCGCTCTGTGGCTCAAGGAGAGGCTGGTGGAGCTTCTATGTCCCTTGCTATGTCTTCTATCATTAAGAAGAATAAGCAGGCGCTCATGAACTTCCAAGATGACTTCTTGATCCCTCTGATTAAGAAGGTAGCCTACCGCTATATGCAGTATGACCCAGAGCGTTACCCCAGCCGTGACTTCACCTTTGTCCCTGCCAGCACTCTTGGCATGGTAGCTAGGGAGTACGAGCAGCAGCAGTTCATTGGATTGCTTCAGACCCTTGGTCCTGACAGCCCTGTCCTGCCCTTGGTCTTAAAAGGCATCATCAAAGGCTCCAGCCTGTCCAACAAGGAAGAGCTTTCGGCTGCTTTGGACCAGATGAACCAGCCTAACCCAGCCCAACAACAGATGGTAATGGCCCAACAGGAGGCTCAAATTGGACTCCTACAGGCCCAGATCGCTGAACTGCAGGGTAGAGCACAGGAAAGTCAAGCCAACGCCCAGGAGAGCCTTGCAAAGGCCCAGAAAACCAGTGTTGAGACCCAGCTCATGCCTGAGAAGATGCGGATTGATGTGATTCAGGCTTCTTCTACCAACCTTTCCAACGAGACTACGGATGATTTTGAGCGCAGGCTCAAGCTTGCCAACATAATCCTGAAGGAACGGGAGCTAAAAACCAAGGAAAACATCGTAGAAGCACAAACTGGTAGAAAAGTACAGTAAATACTTGACAAAACTCTAAAGTTGTGGTATAATTAATACATTGTTGTAGAAATACAACACAGTCCTTATAAGGAGAAACTGTGGACAAAGAATTACAAGCCTATTATGAGGCTAGATTTGACATGATGACCTCTAAGGGCTGGAAAGACCTCTTAGAAGACCTTCAAAAGGTAGCTGAAGTGTCAAGGGATTTAGACAGGTGTACCAGCGTAGAGGATCTGTACTACGCCAAAGGACAACTAGACATCCTAAACTTCATTCTTAAGCTCAAGCAATCATCTGAGGATGCTTACGAGGAGCTAACAGCATGAAGCGGATATTTGAATTTAGGTGTGCTAAAGCACATCTTAGTGAGAAATTGGTAGACGATGAGACACGCAGCATAGACTGTCCTCATTGTCACAATGAAGCTTCTCGTATTATCTCGTCACCCAGAATCAGGCTAGAGGGCATCACAGGTGCGTTTCCTTCAGCGTATGATGCATGGGCTAGAAAACACGAGCAAGCAGCAAGGGCCTATCAAAAGAAAAGCGAGAGCTAATCCGATGGGTATTTTTAATTTCCTAGAATCCGTTGTGGACAGGAGGATAATGTGGCAGAACTAATCGACACGCAAGAAGAGTTATTTGATGCAGCAGACATTAAACAGGCAGATGAGCCTCAAGTAGAGCAAACTCAAGAGCCAGTAGCACAGGAGGAAACTGAAGAGGTTCTTCCACCCAAGTACAAGGGCAAGAGTCTTGATGAAATTGTCAAGATGCACCAAGAGGCTGAGAAGCTTATTGGTAGACAAGCCCAAGAAGTTGGGGAGGTGCGGAAACTTGCTGATGAACTCATTAAGCGACAACTCGACACTAGACAAGAGGTTCCTGCTACAAAAGAAGACGAGATCGATTTCTTTGAAGATCCGAAGAAGGCAGTAAATAAGGCAGTAGAAACACATCCTGCTATTCTAGAGGCAAGGCAACAAACCTTGGCTTTAAAACAGCAGCAGACGCTGACTAAGTTACAACAGGACTTTCCTGACTTTCAGCAGACAGTAGCTGATCCCTCTTTTGCAGAGTGGATTAAAGCCTCACCAGTGCGTATGCGGTTGTATGCTGCGGCTGATGCAGACTTTGACTTTGATTCAGCGGCTGAACTATTGACAAGCTGGAGTTATGTTAAACCTAAAGCAGCCCCTGTACAGCAGGCAGTTCCTTCGCAAGAAGCGAGAGCGGCACAGAAGGCAGCAGTAAAGGCAGCGACTGTAGATGTTGGTTCTAACTCTGTTGGAAATACTTCTTCTAAGGTTTATCGAAGAGCGGATCTAATCCGACTACAATTGGAAGACCCAGACCGATATATGCAACTACAAGATGAAATCATAGCTGCGTACTCCGAGGGTCGAGTTAAATAACTTAATCATTTGGGAGATTTAAAATGCCTTTAGGTACTAATAACGTAACCGTAACAACAGCAGCCAAGTTTATTCCTGAGATTTGGAGTGATGAGATCATCGCTGCATACAAGAAGAACCTGGTTCTCGCTAACGTCATCAACAAGATGAACTTCAAGGGTAAGAAAGGTGACACCGTTCACGTTCCTAAGCCCACCCGTGGTTCTGCTTCTGCTAAGGTTGCTTCTTCTCAGGTCACCCTGATTGCTGCGACTGAAGACGAGGTAGTAATCAATATCGATAAGCACTTCGAGTACAGCCGTTTGATCGAAGATATTGTCTCTGTACAGGCTCTTGCCTCGTTACGCCGTTTCTACACGGATGACGCTGGCTACGCTTTGGGCGTACAGACCGATTCAGACATCTGGACACTGTTCAAGTCTATCGGTAACGGTAACGGTTCGTCCTACCAGAACTCTGGTGTTTATGAGTTCAGCTCCACCACTGCTGTTGCTTACAACGGCTCTGTTGGTTCTGCATTCAATGACGCTGGTTTCCGTAAGGGAATTCAGATCCTTGACGATGCTGATACGCCAATGGATGGTCGCTCCTTTGTCATCCCGCCTGTCCTGCGTAACGACTTGATGGGTACTGCTCGTTACACTGAGCAAGCCTTCACGGGTGAGACTGGCGCAGCTAACACGATCCGTAATGGTCGGGTTGGTAACCTCTACGGTATCGAAGTCTACATCAGCTCCAATGCTCCTTCGCTGGAGTCGGGTGCTGCTCGTTTGGCTGGTCTGTTCCATCGTGATGCATTCACGCTGGTTGAGCAACTTGGTGTTCGCTCACAGACTCAGTACAAGCAAGAGTGGCTTGCTGATCTGTTGACCGCTGACACATTGTACGGTGTTAAGACTATCCGTACTGATGCTGCAGTTGGTTTTGTAGTTCCTGCCTAGTAGCTTATAGCTAGTGGCTCTCCTCAGCCTCACAAGGGCTGGGGAGTTTTCTTAAGCAGATACTGTCTGTTTAAGCAAACTAAACGGAGATTAAATGGCGATCTATCGTGGTCCTGGTGGTCCAGGCGATGCAACAGCAGATGCAGCCAATGCCGCTGCACTAGCCCTACAGTATGCTTCTCTAGCTGCTGATAGAGCCGCTGACGCTGCTGACAGTGCTGATGCCGCTGAGAATGATGCTACTGGCGCAATAGCTGCTGCTGCGTCTGCAACGGCTTCTGCGGCTGCTGCACTAGCTGCTCAACTTGCGGCAGAGACTGCAGAGACTAACGCAGAGACTGCAGAAACTAACGCACAAGCTGCTTCTACAGCATCTATTAACATGGCTAATGGCTTTTCTGTTACAGCCACTACGCTGTCTGTTGGTTCTCCTGCTACAGCCTCTTATAATAACTCTACCTTTGCATTAACGCTAGGCGTACCTACGGGTGCAACAGGTGCTACAGGACCTACGGGACCTACAGGGCCAACTGGATCGATTGGACCAACAGGTAATACAGGCCCTACTGGAGCAACTGGCCCAACTGGTCCAACAGGATCGCCAGGGCCTACTGGTGCTACAGGGCCTACAGGACCATCTGGCCCAACTGGTCCTACTGGCAGTGCAGCTACAATTGCTGTAGGAACAACGACTACAAGTCCTGCTGGTGGTAATGCTTCTGTAACTAATAGTGGTTCATCTTCTGCTGCAGTATTTGATTTTACTATTCCAACTGGACCCACTGGTCCCACAGGCTCAACAGGACCAACTGGTCCGACTGGTCCACAAGGTATCCAAGGTGACCCAGGCCCCACTGGCCCAACTGGATTAACTGGTCCAACTGGACCTCAAGGTATACAAGGTGATCCAGGACCAACTGGCCCAACTGGGCCTACTGGGGCAACTGGTCCTACTGGCCCCGGTGTTGCTATTGGTGGGACCACTGGGCAGATACTACAAAAGAACAGCGCTACAGACTATGACACCTCGTGGGTAACATTTAGTTCTTTACCTAGTCAGACTGGTAACACTGGTAAGTTCTTAAAGACTGATGGTTCTGCTGCTTCTTGGTCCACTATACCAACTAAAATACAGATCTTAATTCGTGCTGGTACAACCACAGATGTTTCACTAGCCAACGGCTATTTACCTGTTACAAACAGGGCTGGTTCAACAATTCAAGTATCAATCGTCTAAGGATAAGAAATGGCTAACAGATACCCTCTAGTTCTTAACGGAACAACTGTACAAGAACTTCAGTCTGGTGATGACTTAGTTGGTTTAACAGTCGCCAACAATAAAACCCTGACGGTTAGCAACACCCTAACCCTTGCGGGAACGGATAGCACGACCATGACGTTCCCATCGACCAGCTCATCGATTGGCTACCTAAACATTCCGCAGTCAGGGTCAGACAAGACAACGTCTTACACGCTTGCGCTTGGTGACATTGGTGAGTTTGTAGGCGTTGGTTCAGGGGGATCAATTACGATTCCTAACTCAACTTTTGCGGCTGGTGACGCAGTATCAATCTTTAATAACACAACGGGTGCAATCACGATTACTTGCACGATCACGACAGCCTATATCGCTGGCACAGACACAGATAAGGCTACTGTCAGTTTAGCAACTCGTGGTGTAGCAACTATCCTGTTTATCTCCTCGACTGTCTGTGTTATCACAGGGAACGTGTCATAAATGACCGGCATCTTTCAGATTCTTCTTGCAGGGCAGGGTGCGCCTACTATCCTTGCTGACTTCCTCGTGGTTGCGGGTGGGGGTGCTGGCGGTCGTGGTAACGGCGGTGGCGGTGGTGGTGGCGCTGGTGGTTATAGAACTTCTGTTGGAACATCTGGTGGAGGCGCATCTGCCGAAACAGCTTTAAGCCTTGCAGTCGGAACTGCTTATACGGTCACTGTTGGGGCAGGCGGTGCCGGGGCTAACATTGCAGGTGCCGCCAGCAATGGCGCAAACTCCGTTTTTGGTTCCATTACCTCGCTTGGCGGCGGTGGTGGTACAGATGGCGATTCTTTGATTGCGGCTGCAAACGGCGGCTCGGGTGGTGGTGGTGGCTCAGTTGGGACTATAGGAGCGCCGGGTAATGGCGCAACGGGGCAAGGCTTTAGTGGCGGCAC